GGGGGAGCCAGAGAATGACTGATCCAGAACTGTTTAACCTACTGCTAGGCTGCGGTATTGGCTACATCATTGGGCTGTTAGTCGCAGTGTGGAGCAACGACGCTTGACACCAAGCAAAATACATGCTACAATATTACTATAGAGTTAACTTAGAAGATAAACATAATCATATAACTTATTATAGTTTTAACTTTTAAGTCTCTTTAAAGAGGATCTTATGACAACTGCAAAGACACATCAAAGTTGCCCCGACTGCGGGCATCACAAATGTTTGACTGTTAACGAGGACGGATCATCGTATTGTTTCTCGTGCGGTAAGCGTGGCAAGTCTGACGCTGGCTGGCAGGGTGTATCATACGAGCACCGTCCCGAAACCAAGAAGCAATTCAACGCCAAGCTACTGACAGGTAAGTACAGTGCCATCATTGACAGACGTATACAAAAAGAAACAGCAGAGAAGTACAGTGCTATTGTCGATGGTGATCGTGTGTTGTTTGGTTATTACGATGAAGGCAACGAACCCGTCGCAGCAAAGGTTCGCTACCCTGATAAACGTTTCGTCACGGAGGGTGACTGGACAAAGGGGAGGCTGTTCGGACAACAACTGTTCAGTTCAGGTGGACGTTACATCACCATAACTGAGGGCGAGTACGATTGCATGGCGGCATACCAGATGTTCGGCAGCAAGTACCCTGTTGTTAGTGTACGCAACGGCGCGCAAGCTGCCATTAAAGATTGCCGCAATCAGTTTGAATACCTCAACAGCTTTGAGAATGTTATCATTTGCTTTGACAGTGACGAGCCGGGACAGAACGCAGCGAACGATGTTGCAGAACTGTTCGGTAACAAGGCAAAGATAATGAAGATGCCCGACGGCAAGGACGCTAACGAGTATCTTGTTAACGGCAAGCAGGGCGAGTTCGTCAAGCAGTGGTGGGAGTCAGAGGTGTTCACGCCTGACGGTATCGTGCGACCCAGTGAGTTGCTTGCTGCTATCAAAGTACCACTACGCAGGGGCCTGACTTCCTATCCCTTTCGTCAACTTGATAACATGTTATACGGAATCCGTCCTGCTGAATTGGTTACGCTGTGTGCTGGCAGTGGGCTTGGTAAGTCAACCATCCTCAGAGAGCTTGTAGTAGCCATGCTGAAGCAAGACAAGGACGGGTGCATGGGCCTTATGTTCCTAGAAGAAACGCCTGAGAGGACACTACGGGGCCTTGTAGGGCTAGAGATGAACAAGCCTATACACTTACCCGACTGTGACTACTCACCGGATGAGGTTGACAGGGTGTACCACGCCACCAACTACGAGAACAGAGTGTTCTTCTGGGACGCCTTCGGTAGTAACGAGATCGAACGTGTGCTGGGACGTATGCGGTACATGGTCAAGGGTTTAGGTTGTCAGTTCATTGTACTTGACCACCTATCTATACTGGTTTCCGACCAGCAGAACGGGGACGAACGCAAGGCAATCGACATGATCATGACCAAGCTACGTATGTTTGTTCAGGAGATGAGGATCACCCTGCTTTTAGTGTCGCACTTGAAGCGTCCAGATGGTAAGTCTTTGGAGGATGGTGCGGCTACAAGTCTCGGCATGTTACGGGGCAGCGCAGCTATCGCACAGCTATCCGATGCAGTGATAGGAGCAGAGCGAAACAGTCAGGCAGAGGACGAAGAAGAACGCAACACTACCAAGCTACGTGTACTGAAGAACAGGTTCAGCGGGAAGACAGGGCCAGCAGGCAGGCTAGTCTACAACGAGGACACCGGACGATTAACAGAAGAGGAGAATGCACTATGAGATTCGATTACTTTTTATTTACATCATGTGGTAACGACAGTGTTGCCTTAATGCAGTGGGCCTACGACAGACACCTAAAGAATGTGCTTGTTGTATACAACGATACAGGCTGGCACCATTCAGACTGGGAGAAAAGAATAGATGAGGTAGATCAGTTAGCAGGTGACATGGGCTATTGTTTTGTACGCACAAAGACAATAGGCATGGAAGAGTTGTGCAAAGAGAAACAAATAACACCAGCTTTCCGTCGCCAGTTCTGTACTCAACAACTAAAGATAGCACCTAGCCTTGCTCTTATGGACGAGCACGATCCTGACAAAGAGGCAACAGTTCTTATAGGAGTACGCCGAGAAGAATCCGCAAGACGCGCTACGTTTCCAGAGCACACAGAAGAAAGCGAAGGCCACGGAGGACGATCACTATGGGCGCCACTTGTACGATACGACGAAGAACGCAGAGACTCACTGATCAAGGCCACTGAGCTTGAGCTTCTTCCGCACCGCAGCAGAGAGTGCTTCCCATGTATCTATCAGCGCAAGGCAGGCATAGCGGAGATGACAGAAGAGGACATACTAAAGGTAGAGAAAGTTGAGAAGGCTACTGGATCTGCTTGGTTCAACCCTAACTCAAAGCTAGGCAACGACAACATAAGAGATGTTGTTAAGTGGGCGCGTACAAATAACTATAGAAAAAGCAGCAACGATCAGATAGAATTGATTGATGTTGATTGCGATTCTGGATACTGCGGAGGTTGATATGAGATGCAAAGCTTGTGACATAGAACTAACAGACTACGAAGCCACGCTTCGCTGCTCTAACACAGACGAGTTCATCGACGTATGCAGCAGTTGCTTATCTGCTGGCGGTGATGTAAACTTTTCTGATCGCGCTGATCTAAGGACACTGGCTGACATACCAGAGTTCAGCAGCTTGTTTGACGAACTGGATGAATATTACAATGAGTAAGATGGGACGATGGATTGTACAACAGGAGCAAGACAATGACATACGCAGTTGTAGACTTAGAAACGACACTGGACTGGACGAAGATACATCTAGCGGGTGTGTATCTCCCGAACTCTGGGAAGAGTATTGCGTGTTACAACGCTACGCAACTAAAGGAAGCCTTGACAGGTATCTCTACAATGATTGGACACAACCTGATCGGCTTCGATCTGCGTAGGCTCGAAGAAGTTTGGGACTTCGTGTGGCAGGGTGACGTTGAAGATACCATGATCATGGGTAGACTACTTGACCCAGCCATTGAAGGTGGACACTCACTCAAGCAGTGGGCCATACGTGCAGGCGAAGAACTCAAGGGTGACTTCAACATCGAGGACTTCGACAGGGACATAACACCAGAGATGGTTGAGTATTGTCTGAAGGATTGTCGTGCAACGTGGCATGTGCACCAGCACCTGACCAAGCAGCTAAAGAAGAAGGAGTTCAGCTATGCCTGTCAGGACTTGGAACATTCAGTGGCCTTCATGGTCAGTGATCAGATCGCTAACGGCTTCGCGTTTGATTTTAATCTAGGCTGTGACATACACACACAACATGAACAACGTATGAAGGAGATTGAGCATGACTTACAAGAGGTATTTCCACCCATTGTGGAGCTGCGGTGGAGTGAGAAGACGGGCAAGCGTCTTAAGGATAAGGTTACGGTATTCAACCCCGGCAGTAGACAACAAGTTGCAGAGCGCCTTGAAAGCAAGGGTGCAGTATGGAAGGTCTTCACTGAGACAGGTAAGCCGAAGGTGGATGAGACAACCCTTAAGGAACTCAGCCACATACCAGAGGCCAATCTTGTCCTTGAGTATCTGACACTCTCCAAGAGGATTGCAATGGTTAAGTCGTGGCTCGACTCAGTTTCTGGATCGCGCATACACGGGTACGTTAACACATGCGGTGCTGTTACTGGGCGCATGACACACAGCAAACCCAACATGGCACAGATACCGTCTGAGTCTACGTACAGGGAATGCTTCACAGTTGAGGAGGGTAACGTGTTGGTAGGTGCTGACGCTTCTAGTCTGGAGCTACGCTGCCTAGCACACTACATGAAAGATGAAGAATACATCAGAGAATTACTTGACGGAGATGTACACTCAGCAACTCAACAGGCTGCGGGACTTGCAACAAGAGCTGATGCAAAGCGTTTTACCTATGCTCTCTTGTATGGAGCAGGAGACTCAAAGCTTGGATCTATCCTCGGAGGAAATGCTAAGGTTGGCAAGCGAGCTAGAGATTCTTACCTACGAAACATGCCAGCTTTTGGGAGGCTGGTCAGAAAGGTTGAGTCACTTGCTTCAGAAGGAAGCCTACCCGGAATTGATGGACGAAGAGTATGGATACGACACCAACATGCTGCACTGAACACACTGCTACAATCGTGTGGCGCAGTCATCATGAAACAGGCGTTAGTCATTGCAGGAGACAAGCTCTGTAACGTGCCGCACAGATTTGTTGCGAACGTACACGACGAGTTTCAGGTAGAGACTACGCCAGAACACGCTGAAGAAGTAGGGAGGATACTGGTTGAATCAATCATAAAAGCAGGAGAGTTACTAGAACTACGCTGTCCGATGGACGGTGAATACAAAATAGGTAAGACATGGGCAGAAACTCATTGACACCTATTAAAATACATGGTATAATATTACGGTAGTTAACTAAAAAGGAAAGCATTATGGATAAGCCACAACCACTTACAATCAAAGGTACACTCTACTGGGTTGAGCGTAACAAGCTTAATAAGTTCAGTGACAAGTACCAGATAGTTCTTGGTAACCTGAGCGAGAAGGCTGTAAATGCGCTCGACGACATGGGCATCGCCGCTGCTAACAAGGGTGACGAAAAGGATTACTTCATTACGATGAAGAGTAAGAATCCTATGCGCGTTACAGATGAGCAGGGTGTCGAGTACGACGCTGATGTTATGATTGCTAACGGTAGCGAAGCAGTCTGTGTTGTAGGCTACTACGACTGGTCAGTAGGTACAGGCCGCAGCCCAAGCATGATCAAGTGCAAGGTCACGAAGATGATTGAGTACGTTGATGATACTATCGACGAGGCTGACGCGCTGTGATTCATATCGATGGGGACATCGTAGCCTACCGCTGCGCGTACAAGTCACAGGAGGACAGAGAGGAGTACGCGGCGTATAGTGCTGGTGCTTATCTGTCTGACTTGATCAGCGACTTGTACATCCTCATCGAAGACGAGCCTGAGTACCGTGTATACCTCACGGGAAAGGGCAACTTCCGCAACGAGTACGCAGTCACTGCTGGCTACAAAGCAAACAGGAAAGACAAGCAAAAGCCTGAGCACCTTGCTGCTATTAGGCAGTACCTGATAGACGAGTGGGCCGCTGTTGTTAGCGTAGAGGAAGAGGCAGACGACTTGATCGCCATTGCTGCTACCGCCGACGACGACTCACTGATTGTCAGTATCGATAAGGACTTCGATCAGGTTCCGGGCAAGCACTTCAATCCTAACAAGCAGAGTTTCTATGACGTTAGCGTTGAAGATGCTAGTCGTTTCTTGTATGAACAAATACTAACGGGTGACCGCGCAGATAACATCATCGGTATCAAGGGTGTAGGCCCAGTCAAGGCTAAGAAAGCACTGGCTGACTGCACAACTGAACGTGAGATGTATGATGTGTGTGTCAAAATGTATGACGACGAAGCGCGTGTCATTGAGAACGCAAGGTTACTATACCTACGCCGTCAAGAAGGAGAAATCTGGAATGCGCCGAACGAGGGATAACGTTCCGAAAGGCTACGACTCGTGGCTTGAATGGGACTTAGCGCAGCAGCTTAAGGGATGTGAGTACCACCCTTGTGCCGTTGCATACGTACAACACAAACATTACCATCCTGACTTTACTTACAAGGCTAACGGTATAACATATTATATCGAAGCTAAAGGGAGATTCCGTGAGAAACCAGAGGCTCGTAAATATGTCGATGTCAAGAAGGCTCTCAAGCCAGAGGAGGAGTTGGTATTCGTGTTCCAAAACCCCAACAACAGAATGCCAGCAGCAACCAAGCGCAAAGACGGAAGCTACTACTGCATGTCAGACTGGGCAGAGCGTAACGGATTTGATTGGTACACTCCAAAGACTTTACCAAAGGAGTGGACGCAATGACTAGACATTTGATCATACCTGACACACAAGTAAAACCGGGAGAGAACTATGAACATCTTCGATGGGCCGCTAGGTACGCTGTTGCTACTAAACCTGATGTTATTATCCACCTTGGTGATCATTGGGATATGCCAAGCCTTTCCAGTTACGACGTAGGTAAGAAGTCCTTTGAAGGACGGCGCTACTCTGAGGATGTACAGGCAGGTAACACAGCTATGGCTGCGTTCATGGACATTATCAAGGCAGAGCAAAAACGATTGCGCAGTAACAAGAAGACAGTATGGAAGCCACGCCTAGTCTTTACGATGGGCAACCACGAGCAGCGCATTGAACGTGCAGTAGAGAACGATGCCAAGCTTGAAGGGCTGATGAGCTACGATGACTTGGCGCTGAAGGGCTGGGAAGTACATCCCTACCTCAAGCCTGTTGTCATTGACGGTGTAGCATACTGTCACTACTTCACCAGTGGTGTGATGGGCAGACCAGTTTCGTCAGCGAAGCTACTGTTACAGAAGAAGCACATGAGTTGTGTGATGGGACACGTTCAAGACAGGGACATCGCTTTTGATCGCGACGCATCAGGTAAACGTATGACTGCCCTGTTCGGCGGTATCTTTTATCAACACGATGAAGAGTATCTTAACCCACAAACTAACGGTAGCTGGGCTGGGCTGTGGATGTTCAACGAAGTAGACAACGGTGCGTTTGACGAGATGCCTATCAGCATGACGTACCTACGGAGGCGGTATGGCACGGACGTTTGATGAGATGCTTGAACTCATAGCAGACCACATCGATGAGATAACACTGCTTGAAGTTCTAGAGATAAACTCTTATGATCTTGTTGCTAACTTTCAAGATAAGATATACAAAAACATAGACAAGTTTAACGGATTGGAGGACGAAGTAGATGACAACTAAGAGTAAACGTAACTTACCCTACGACGATGAACCTGAGTACACCTTCGGTAAGTTCAAGCCAACCACAGAAGCCCCTAAGGGGGTGCCTGAGGACGGTCAGTGGTGGCGCACTAGCTCTCTAGATGATGCAACACCAGACGAATGGGACAGGGCTGCTCAGGCAGCTTACGAGGAGCCTCAGGTGGGTAAGCTGTTTCACCCCTCTGATGCCCCTCAGGAGTCCTGTCCTGTAGAGAATCCAGATCACTACAACACAGGAGCTATTGAGGCCATTGAAGCTATCAAGGCATCCATGCCTTCTGAGCAGTTCTTTGGATACCTCAAGGGTAACGTAATGAAGTACCTCTGGCGCTACGACTACAAAGAGAAACCTATAGAGGATCTGCGTAAGGCTGACTGGTACTTAAATAGATTGATTGACGTATTGATAGAGGATAACCAATGACTGGCTGCGAAACCTGCGAACTACTTTGGTATTCATTTTGTATTTATATGGGCTTTAAAATAGGAA